TGCATCATTTGACTATGACGGTGCATCTGTTGGTGATCATACACCAGCAATTACATCTTCAGGTGTGTGTGGAAATCTACCAGTGTTTACTGCAGCAGCAGATACACTTGATGTAGAGATTCAAGCATCTAGTGGAACTATTACTGGTGGTATTCTACGTGTGTATGCAGTTTGCATTATCATGGATGACATCTCACAGTCAGGTTCTGCGAATGAAGTAGACCGTGATCTACTCGCATAACTTATTGGGGGGCTGGGCAACTGGCTCCCCTTTACTTGTAAAATAGGGATTTCACTATGGCTGAGACATTTCTTACGCTTACTAATAAAACGCTTGTGCGTATGAATGAAGTAGAGCTTACGTCTAGTAACTTTTCTAGCCCTAGAGGTATTCAGTCACAAAGTCAAACAGCAGTCAATGAAGCTATCAGGTACATAAACCAGAGAGAGTTTGGCTACCCATTTAATCACGCAACTAATTCATCTACACTAACTGCTGGCGTATCTCGCTACGCTTTACCTACTAGTACAAAATATATAGATTACAATACTGCAAGAATTAAAAAGAATGAAACACTTGGTTCATCAGGTAATAATCTTAGCATACTAAATTACAATGAGTACGTATCTAAGGACTATGCAAACCAAGAAGACGATGTTCAGTCAACTACTTTAAATGGCTCCCACTCTAGTTCAGTCACTACACTAACACTGACATCCTCTACAGGCTTTGACACTAGTGGTACAGTGCATATAGGCAGCGAACAAGTAACGTACACTGGCGTATCAGGTAATGACATTACAGGCTGTACCAGAGGTGCTAATAGCACTACGGCTGCTTTACACGCTAGTGGTACTACAGTAACACAATTTGAGGATGGTGGTATACCTAAGTTTATAGTGCGTACACCTGACAACAAATACTTACTGTACCCTTACCCTGATAAAGCTTATACGTTAGCTTTTGATTACTACACATTTCCTAGTGATTTATCTGCACACGGTGACACAACAACTATACCTGACAGGTTTGCTGCAGTTGTAGTTGATGGTGCAGTTGCTTTTGTGTATCAGTACCGTGGTGAGCTACAGCAGTACCAGCTAAACTTTGAACGGTTTGAGCAAGGTATAAAAAATATACAAACACTATCTGTAAACAAGTATGACTACGTAAGATCATACATGATAGAATCGCCTTATGGATCATCTAACCCTGTGCTCAGAGTGTCATAATAATGCCAGATACTTCAACGTTACAGTCTACTGCATTTAATTGTGAAGGTGGTCTAGTTTTAGACAAGTCTACCTTTATGATGCAGCCTGGTGAAGCTTTAGAGCTTACAAACTTTGAGCCTGACATCAAGGGTGGTTACAGAAGAATAAACGGTTTTCGTAAATATGTAAATCACCAAGTACCACAAACTAATAATACATCAGAAAAAGTTTTATTGTCTTGTATATTTGCAGAAAGAGTTGTAGCTGCTCGTGGCGAAAGAATATATAGTGCAGGTTCTACTGAATTAAGCCTAAAGATATTGTCAACTACAAGTATGACAGGCTCTGGTACAATTACAGTTGACTCCACTGCAGGTTTTTCTACAAGCGGTACATTACAAATTAGTGATGAGATATTTACTTATACAGGAGTTTCTACGTTTGCATTCACAGGTGTAACTCGCGCAACTTCTAGCACTACGGCAGCTAATCACTCTACAGATGATACTGTATCTGAAAGCTGGACACAAAGAGATACAGGTAGGACTAATGCAGGTAAGTATAACTTTGAGAGATTTAACTTTGACGGTAATGATAAGCTAATATTAGTTGACGGTACTAACGCACCTGTAGTATTTAATTCATCTATGAGTGCAACTGATGTTAGTGAAAGTGCCGTATCTGGATCAAAGTTTGTAGCTGCTTACAGAAACCACATGTTTTACGCTGGTAAGTCAACCACACCACAAGAGGTTGTATTTAGTGAACCTTTAGATGAGGATGACTTTGACGCAGCAGACGGTGCAGGTAGCATCAAAGTAGATGACACCATAGTAGGACTAAAAGCTTTTCGTGATAGTTTATTTATATTTTGTGAAAACAGGATATTTAAACTTACAGGTTCTAGTTTGTCTGACTTTTCAGTACAACCTGTTACTAGAAATATTGGCTGTATTAATGGTGATACAATACAGGAATTTGCAGGTGACTTAATGTTTCTTGGGCCTGATGGTTTAAGAACAGTTGCAGGTACAGCTAAGATTGGTGACGTTGAGCTTGGTACAGTATCTAAAAATGTACAAGGACTGTTTGATAAAAATATAGTAGATGCATCTTTGTTTGAAAGTGTAACTATACCTGATAAAACACAGTACAGATTATTCTTTACAAAAGCAACTAATGGACAAAAGCGCACTAGGGGTGTAGTGTGCGTTATGAAAGAAAGTGGTTTTGAGTTTTCTGAAACACTAGGAATAAAACCTTCATGCACTGATTCTTTTATAACTGCAGGTGATGTAATAGTAATTCATGGTGACTTTGAAGGTTATGTACACAGGCAAGAAAAAGGTAGCACATTTGATGGTTCAACTATTTTAGGTAGGTACAGAGGCCCAGATATAAGTTTTGGTGATGCTGGTTTAAGAAAGCACATGCACAGGGTAATACTTAACTACGAACCTGAAGCTGCTTTAAGTGCGGATTTAACATTACGCTATGATAACGAGAATGTTGGGGCTGCTAGACCAGCACCTTATAGTTTAAGTACTGCTACTGTCGGTTCGCAGTACGGCACTGCTGTTTACAGTACAGCATCAAGTGCAACACAGTTTGTTTATGGTGGTGGTACAGTACCGCTAGTCAGACAACCTGTAGAAGGTTCAGGGTTTACAGTGGCCCTAAGAGTTGATGACAATGGTGTTTCATCTCCTTATTCACTAAAAGGATTTCAGTTAGAGTATCAAGTAGGAGCAAGACGCTAATGGGTGCTACATACACAAGGCAGTCTACGTATACAGACGGTGACGTTATACAGGCTGCAGACACGAATGATGAGTTTGACCAATTACTAGCTGCCTTTGCTGCTGGCACAGGACATACACATGACGGTACAGCAGGAGAGGGTGGGCCTCTTAGTAACCTCTTAGGCCACAGTATAACCTTTGGTGCAGGTACTTCAGGTACAGATATTACAGTAACCTTTGATGGTGAGACTAATAACGGTGTACTAAAGTGGATGGAGGATGAGGATTACTTTGAGTTCTCAGATGATCTACTTATTGCATCTACTGAAAAGATACAGTTCCGTGATACTGCTATATTTATTAACTCTAGCACTGATGGACAGCTTGATATTGATGCAGACACAGAGTTAGAGATTACTGCGCCTACCGTAGATATTAACGCTTCTACTGCTGTGCTTATTAGTAATGACTTAAAGTTAGATAGTGACTCTTCTGTGTTAGGCTTTGGCGCAGACAATGATACTACACTTACACACACAGATGGCACAGGACTTACATTAAACAGTACAAATAAACTTACCTTTGGGGATGCTGCATCATTTGTGCAACAATCATCTGATGGTGTGTTACGCATAGATGGAGAAGCAACAGTAGACATTAACGCTTCTACTGCAGTGACAGTCAGCAATGATCTTAAATTAGATAGTGATGCTGCTGTGCTAGGCTTTGGTGCTGATAATGATGTCACACTTACACACGTAGCCGATACTGGTCTTTTGTTAAACAGCACTATGGCTTTACAGTTTAATGATGCTTCTCAGTTTATCAACGCACCTAGTGCTACCGTACTAGATATAAACGCTACTGATGAAATAGAACTTAATGCAACACTAGTAGATATAAACGGTAATGTTGATATATCAGGTACACTTACTGTTGCAGGTGCTTTAGACTTTGGTGATCTTGATATATCTAATGTAGGTAGTATTGCCCTTGATACTATTACGAATGATGGTACAGATATTACACTAGACTCTTCTGGTGACATTATACTTGACGCAGATGGCGGTGATGTATTTGTAAAAGATGCAGGTACAACCTATGGCTCACTAACAAACAGTTCTGGTAATCTAGTTATTAAGTCAGGTACAACTACAGCCTTAACATTTAGTGGTGCTAATGCTACACTAGCAGGTGATCTTACTATTAGTGGTGATGACCTTACAATGGCTACCAATACTGCTGGTGCTTTACTTATTGCTGATGGTACAAACTTTAATCCTGTTTTAGTAGGTGGCCTAGATGAAATTAGTACAGTAGCAGACAATGATGTATTTCTAGCTATAGATACCTCTGGTGGGGGAATTGGAGGACTTAAAAAGGTTACACGTAGCACCATTATTTCAGGTACTGGTGTTTCTGGTAACATATCTAATATAGTAGAAGACACCTCACCACAATTAGGTGATGACTTAGATACTAACTCACACAACATATTAATTGATGATGCACATTTTATTGGTGATGAAAATGGTAATGAACAAATAGTATTTCAAACTACTAGCTCTGCAGTTAATCAAATAGAAGTTACTAATGCTGCTGTTGGTAATGGTGTGCAGATTGCTTCTACTGGTGGTGATACTAATATTGATTTAAAACTATTACCTAAAGGCTCTGGTCAAGTAGTCATTGATGGTAATGTAGGAATAGAGTCAGGATTAATTGATTTAAAGAACGCAGGTGCAGTATCAAAGATTAAATTTTACTGTGAGTCTAGTAATGCTCATGCACAAACACTTCAAGGAGCACCACACTCTGAGGCTGCTTCAAACACTTTAACACTTCCAAGTACAGGCGGTGATGTTAATTTAGTATCAACAGCTTCAACTGCTACACTGACTAATAAAACACTTACATCTCCTGTAATTAATACAGGAACATTCGGTACATCTATTCTTCCTGTAAGTGCAGATGGAACAACACTAGGTTCTGCTTCTAAAGAATTTTCAGACTTATTTCTTGCAGACTCTGGTACAATTCAATTTGGTAATGATCAAGACACAATATTAACTCACACAGATGGTACAGGATTAACTTTAAATTCAACAAATAAATTATGTTTTAATGATGCTTCACAATTTATTCAAGGTGCAAGTGCAACAGTATTAGATATAGCTGCTACAGATGAGATAGAATTAACTGCCACACTTATTGACGTTGTTGGAAATTTAGCAGTTTCTGGTACAACAACTATTTCTGGAAACTTAGTATTTGGTTCTGCTACGGTTACAGAAGCACAATTAGAAATTTTAGACGGTGCAACAGTCACTACAACAGAGTTAAATATAATAGATGGTGGTACTTCTGCTACATCAACTACAGTAGCAGATGCAGACCGTGTTGTTATGAATGACAACGGCACTATGGTTCAAGTAGCTGTGACAGACCTTGCTGCATACTTTGACGATGAAATAACTGCAATGCCTAACCTTGTAACTACAGGAGCATTAAATTCAGGTAGTATTACATCTGGGTTTGGCACTATTGATACTGGCTCTTCTACTATTACTACTACAGGTCTTATATCTGGCGGTTCATTAGACATTGATAATGTTCTTATTAATGGCACAACTATTGGTCACACAGATGACACAGACCTTATTACATTAGCTGATGGTGCATTAACTGTAGCAGGAACGTTAGCCGCAACAACAGGTACATTTAGTGGAATACTAAAAACTGATGATGCAACAGAAGCTACTAGTACAACAGACGGCTCTTTACAAACAGACGGTGGCTTATCTGTTGTAAAAGATGGTGTATTTGGTGACGATGTAAAATTATTATCTGATGCATCTGTAATACATTTTGGTGCTGATAGTGAAGTTACTCTTACGCATGTTGCTGATACTGGATTGGCATTAAAACATACTGCTACTGCAGATGATAAACCTATTGTTCTTACCTTACAGACAGGTGAGACTGATATGGCAGCTAATGATGTTATTGGTAAACTTGCTTTCCAAGCACCAGATGAAGGTACAGGAACTGATGCTATACTTGTAGCTGCTGCTGTACAAGCTGTTGCTGAAGGTGACTTTAGTTCTTCTAATAATGCTACACGTTTAGAATTTCATACAGGTGCAAGTGAAGCTGCTGCAGTAAAAATGACATTAAACTCTACTGGTGCTATTAAACCAGTAACATATCAAGAAACTTATGCATCTCTTAGTGCTGCAAGCACAGTTGATTGTGATTTATTGACAGCTAATCACTTTGCTGTTACAATGAATCAAAACACTACGTTTACATTTAGTAATCCACCTGCTAGTGGTACTTCATTTGCATTTACTCTTATAGTAACTCAACATAGTACTGCTGTTACATTAACTTGGCCTAATACAGTTGATTGGGCTGGTGGTAGTGCTCCTGATGCTGCAGGTAATAATGAAGTACAGGCGTATGGATTTATAACTAGAGATGGTGGTACAACATATTATGGTTTCTTAGGAGGAACAGCAATTGGCTAGTCACGGTAGTTCATTTCAAAAAGTATTTATGGGTGCGGCTGGCTCTAGTGGTGCTGCAGATTCAGCTTTATTAGTAATGGGAGGTGTTAGTTCTCCTTATGTTAAAGCATATGTTCATGATAAAAAAGGAGGTTTTACTGCAGCCTCTACTAGTGGTGGCAACACAAGTACTATTGATACGTTTTTACAAGGTATGGATTTTAGTTCAGATGATGCCTATTTAACAGTTGTAAAAGATACTAACAATGATGGTTTAAGATTATTAAATATTAGCTCTGCAGGGGTAATGACTTTAGCAGATGATAGTCCTAGTAGACTAGGTAATCAAGGTGAGGTAGCTTGTAGTAATACTAATAATGATTTAATCGGGCTTTCTATTTCATCTTCAGTTCATTTATTTGGAAATAATAATGGGTCACTTGTTAGACATACCCAAGGAAGTGATGGCAGTGCTTCAAATTTAGGGGTTTCAATGTCACCAGGTGCAAAAAGTGTTCATTTTAGTCATAATGATCAGTATCTTGGAGTATCTAGAGGAGATGGTAAAGTTACTATTTTTACTATACCAGACTCAACTACTGGTAGTTCTGGAAATAATGCTTCTTTAGATAATTCTGATAGAGTTGACACTCAGGATTTATCTGGGGGTTCAGCTAGTACTATTTTTTGTATGCGTTGGATTGATTCAAGTCATAATTTTATTATAGCTACTGAAAGTGGTAGTTCTAAATTACTAAGAACTTATAGTTGGGATGGATCAAGTGCAACACAGCTAGATTCTTTTACATTAGCAACTAATGGTGATTTTAATACTAATCAATGTATGGATGTAAGTCCTGATGGTAAATATGCTTTTGTTAATTTAGCTACTAACTCAGGAGATAATTTATTTTTAATAGACTTAAATGATTTAACAAATATTTCTGTAGCTGATTCTATAGAAAAACAAGCTGCTAGTAATCGTAGAACTTTTAGTTCTATTACTTTTAGTGCTTCAGGTACATTTATTGCTGCAAATAATAATAACGAAGATGATATTCATATTTTTAAACATGATGGAGCAGGAAACCTCACGCATGTTAGAGAGTTTGATAGTGGAGTAGGCAATGTTTATGCAATGAGATTTAGTAGAGCAGCAGTTTAAAAAGGAAACTAAAAATGTACGTAAAAATAGTTGATAGTGCAATAGATACATATCCATATACACTAGAACAACTGCGTAAAGATAACCCAAGTGTATCTTTTCCAAAAGTTATGTCGGATAATTTATTAGCATCCTATGGTATATATATTGTTACGCAAGAAAATACACCTAGTATCAATAAAAGAACACAAAAATATACAGCCGATGCTGCACCTACATTAGTAGATGGTGCTTGGACAATAGGTTGGACTACTTCTAATAAATCTTCTGATGAAATTAGTGTGTATGATAATGAAGAAGCAGCAATGAATAGAAATATTAGAGATAATTTACTATATGTAACAGACTATTATGGTAATTCTGATGTAACTATGCCTGATAATGTAAAAACTTATAGACAAGCATTACGTGATCTTCCTACACATTCTAACTGGCCTAGTTTACAGGACAGTGATTGGCCTACAAAACCATAAGGAGGATAACTATGGCTAACGATAACTGGCACTTGAGCAAGTCTGTACCATTGACATTAATTTTTGGATTGTTTGTGCAGGGTGCTGCTATCGTTTGGACTGTAAGTACAATGACCTCCGACATAGAAGTTAATGCTTCTAAGATTGTAGAGGTACAACAAAGACTAGGCCGTATGGAGGATGCAGTACATGGACAGGCTGTATCTATGGCTAGGATAGATGAAAACATAAAAGCTATTCGTTTATCTGTAGAAAAGATGGCAGACAAATAATGAGAGGGATTTGTCACAATGATAGAGGTTCTTGCACTTGCATCTGCTGTAAGTACAATATCTGGTGGTATTAGCTCTGCTATAAAAGCAGGACGAGATGTTAGTGATTTATTACCTCACTTTGGAAGATTAGCTAAGTTAGATACAGAGATACAACTTGCTGAAAGTGGTAAACACAAAGGCCCACTAGGTAGACTTACGAGTAGCGAAGAAGAGGGTTTCGCTATAGCGCAAGCTAAGATGAAACACAAAGAAGCTATGGATATGCTAAGAGAAACATGCCAGCTTTTTGGCCCACCAGGAATGTGGGACTTAGTTGTAAGAGAACAAGCTGCAGCTAGACAAAGACACAAGGAAGCCTTAGAACTACAAGCTAAACAAAGAGATCAAATCTTCTGGGGAGTATCTGTAGTAATAGGTGTACTAGTATTTGTAGGTGGCTGTGTTGCTATGATATACGGATTGAATGAAGCTGTAAATGGATAATAGGTAAAGTACTATGGCAAAGAAGTTTAAAGGTTTTAACAACCAACAGACACACCAGCTTCTAAAGGAGATGGGCTTCACTGGCCCTGCCCAAAAAGATGAGATGGATGCATTTATTGCTTCTAGTCCTTCTGCTGGTTCTATGCTTGGGCGTTACACAGATATAGCTAGACAACGTGTAGAGGGTGGCCCACTAGCTCAGACAGGTATGGCTGAAGGCGGTGAAGTTGATTACAGTACTTACTATGATGACCAAGGTAATTTACGTAACATAGAGCTAGATAAATTACAAACAAACCCTGCTTTAAAAAATGCTGCAGCTTTAAGTTCTGCTCAACAAGATATACTAAAGATGAGCCAAGGTAAGTTAGCTACAGATTTACAGTACGATACTAATAAAGATGGTGTGATAACTGCAGCAGATGCCGTAGGCTATACACAGCAGACACAGCAACAAGCGCAACAACAACAACAGTCTTTATTAGATCAGCAAATTAAAGATAGACAGAGCGAGATTGATGCACTAAACGCTAGACTACGTGAGCTACAGGGTTTACCTAAGAATGTAAACATAACCCAACCTATATCTTCTTACCAACAACCGCCTATTACTAAGATGCCTATTGATGAAGTTGTGCCTATGGAAACAACCCAAACTGCTTTAGGTGATACTACTACTACTACTACTAAAACAGAAGAAGTACAGTTAAGCGACTTAGATAAATTAAAAAAAGACAGAGATGATGTACAGAAACAGCTAGATGATGCCTCTGGTAACGCTTATTTAACAGCAGGTGAAACAGCAGATGATGATACTATAAGTGGGTATAAGTATACAAAAGACCAAATTTTAAAACAAATAAGCGACTTAGGTAATGACTTTAATAATGATAAAATAAATAAACCAGATTATGATGCTAATGTTGCTGCTTTAAATACAGCAGTTTCATCTTACGATAAAAAAATAGAAGACATGACATCTAGTCTACAAGAGGAATTAAACACTGCGTCTTCTGCAGTAGATGAATACATAGAAGCTAGACCAGCACCAGGTACTAAAACTATTGTAAAGGGTTCTGCAGCTAAAGGCCCAACACCTGCTGCTGCTAACTTAGACGCTGCACAGCAAGAGTACGCTACAGCACAGCAAACTTTAGTAGAGGCACAGCTTGCAGTAAGTAACTTAGACACTGACGCAGACATACCTGATGATATACTAGCGCAGTTTCCAGCCATACCACAAGAAGAGGGTTTTGAAAACTTAAATGGTACAGGTGCTGGCAGAGGCGGTCAAGCTGAAGTATTATTAAGTCAGACATTTAAAAAAGGTATCGTTCCATCAGACCCTACAAAATTTAAAGTAACTGGAGATTCAAAAAATTATACAATAACTTATGATGATGGTACTGTTATTAAGGGTTATAATAGAAATAACTCTGATGACGTTACTAATGATTTTAATGCATATGCAGCAGAGATTAATAAGTTTAAAGAGTTAGATGCATATAAAGAATATGGAAAACTACTACCAGGCTACGTAGAGCGTAAGGCTTTGGAGGATGCTGAACTTGCAAACACACAAGCGCAAGCTAAAGTAAGCACAGCACAAAAACAGTTTGAAACTACAGACATACCTAGCACTTCTGAAGCTTTAGGTAAAGCTATAAGTGACCCCTCTTCTCTTGTAACTAAGCAAAAGGTTGCAGGTATTGAAGCACAAGATGACCAGTTTATAAAAGAAGGTACAGGTCAGGTAGCAGAAGCAGAGCGTTTTCAAACTAAGCTAGGCAAGGCAACTTTAGCTAAAGAAGTTGTAAACAATGGTGCAGCTACGTATGAAGCCGTACTAGCTCAAGATAAAGTTAAGGCTGCACTAGCTGAGTTTGCAGCGCAGACAGGTACACCATCAGCAGATGCTATATCTAAAGCTGAAACTATGACACCTGAAGAGTTAGCACAGCTAAACCTTGACCCAGCTACTGCAGACTTTATTAGAGACATACCTGAAATCAAAAGAAAGATTATGGATGGCGAGCTTCCTGAAGGCTTTGCTGCATTTGATGAGTACGTCAAAGTAAGAGGAGCACAGTTTGAAGGTGAAGTTGAACAAGCTAGAGTTGTAAACTTTGAAGACAAACCCCCTGAAGCAAAACCACAAGTAGACTACAATCTTGATCCTACTGCCATAGCTTTAGCTGAAGCAACTAAAGTAGAACAAGCTGCACAGTTTTCAGAAATAGCATCAGCACCAGAGAAGCAATCTAAGTATGTACCTAACTTTACAGGCGAAGAGCGTGATGTAACTGATAAAGAAATAATTGATGTAAACAAAATCATCAACAGCCCTGAGATTATAATAGTAGGTGAAACTATTGAAGCCTTAACTGGTGACGCTGTAGCTAAAGCAGCAAGTACTACGTTTACTCAGGCACTAGAAGCTAAAGCAATTACAGGCAAAGTTAGTGCTAACTCTACTGTAGCTGGACAATTAGAGAAGCTAATGAGTAGCTTTGATGACGGTACACCAGCGTGGGCTGCAGGAGCACTGCGTAGTGTAAACGCTACCATGCTTGCTCGTGGACTAGGTGGTAGCTCTATGGCTGCTGCAGCAATGGTACAAGCTGCTATGGAAACTACTCTACCTATAGCACAAGCTGACGCTTCTATCTTTCAAGCTATGGACATGGAGAATGTACGTAATGCCCAAGCTGTATCTTTAGCTAATGCTGCTGCTGCACAAAACTTTGACTTAGCTAATTTGTCAAACAGACAAGCTGCAAACTTGCAGAAGTCTTTAGGTAACACCAACCTGCAGATGCAGAACTTATCAAATACACAAGAGGCTGTACTAGCGTCTGCACAACTTAAAGCAAGCCTACGTGGACAAGAGCTAGGCGTTAAAGAGAACGTATCTATAGCTAATGCTGCACGTTATGCACAAGTAAACGACATCAACCTTACTAACACACAGCAGTCAAGCATACTTAGGGCTAGTCAAGCCTTAGAAGTAGATATGACTAACTTGTCAAACAGACAGCAGACTGCTTTATCTAACTTACAAGTTAAGGCTGCAATGATGGGCCAAGACTTAACTAATGAGCAACAGACTGCAGTGCTTACAACTACACAAGCCTTTGAGTCTAAGCTGGCTGAAGCTACACGTAAGCAACAGGCGTTCATACAAGATGCAGCATCTATTGCAGCTATGGAAGGGCAGTCACTAAGTAACAGCCAACAGACACAACTCTTTAACGTAGGTAACGTTGTAGCTGAACGTGGTCTTAACTTAAATAATGAACAGCAAACTACTCTATTTAATTCTACTAATAAGATGACTATGGACGTTGAAGACTTGTCAAACCGTCAACAAGCTGTACTAGCTGAAGCACAGATAGAAGCAGCCATGAAGGGCCAAGAGCTTACGAATGACCAGCAAATTAGGATTATAAAAACTGAGCGTATAGCTGAGATAGCTAACCAACAGTTTAGTGCAGACACAGCTAGAGTTATGCGTACATCTGAATTAGCTAACACTGTAGACTTATCTAACTTGAGTAACCGAAACGCTAAAGTTATGGCTGACGCTGCAGCTATGTCGCAGGTTGATGTTACTAACTTAAACAACAGACAACAAGCTGCACAGCAGAAGGCATCAGCATTCTTAGAGATGGACTTTGCAAACCTATCTAATGAACAACAGATGGAAATGTTTAAGGCACAAAGTACAACGCAAACTATTCTTAGTGATCAAGCTGCAGAAAACTCAGCAGCACAGTTTAACGCTGAGAGCATCAACCAGAATACACAGTTTTATGATGGTTTGAATGCACAGATTGACATGCACAATACAGCACAGCAGAACGCTATGGAGCAGTTTAACGTAGGTGAAGAGAACGCCATGACTAAGTTTCAAGGTGAGATTGACAACCAGCGTGACCAGTTTAATGCATCTAATGAACTAATTGTAGCACAAGCTAACACACAGTGGCGGCAAAGTATAGCTACAACTAATACTGCTGCAATAAATCAAGCTAACATGAATGAAGCTATGGCGGCTAACAACTTGACTACGCAAGGTATCAATGAGCTTTGGCAGCAAGAGCGTGACTTGATGAATTACTCATGGACTAGTGCTGAAAGTGCTTTGCAGAGAGAAAACCAGTTGACTATAAACAAGGTAGCTTCTGAAGGCTCAAAGAGTGCAGGTTTAGCTAGTGCTGCAGGAACAGTGATAGGTGCTATTGTTAGGGGTAGCTTTGGTGGATTTACAGATTAGAAAGTAAGGTTATGAGCAGAGAACAAACAATAACTCAATACATTAGTACTTTGTTAGAGAAGGAAGGTGAGAGAGGCAGGTTTGAAAAAGAAGCTGAGAAGTATAAGCCTAAGTCAGGGCTGATGACTAACC